TTGATTTTTCTTGGATATTTGTTGATAATGGTTCGTATAATTTTAATAAAATTTCATACCCAGATTCAACTTTATTTAGAGCTACGTTTACAACAACTGCTTGAGTATTATTTCCAAAATTAGTTAAATAATCAACAAAATATAAAGATCCAGTTGATTCATTAATAAGAGCTATAGAACCGCTTTCTATTTGTTCATTTGTTAAAACAGTAGAGGCTAATCTTAGTTCAGTTCTATCAGCTGATATTTCTTTTAAAAATAATCCTACTTGTTCAGCATTGGATATTTTATTATTAAAGAAATTATATTGAACTTTAAATTCACCTGATGAATAACCTAAATTTTTAAGATCATTTACTGGGTCAATTTCAATAATAGGTAATGATCCACTTTCGTTTGGATTTAAATAGGAAGTATTTGGAAGTTTAAAACTTTGATAATTATAATTAAAGTTTAACAAATTTCCACCTATATCATATACATAATATTCAATATAGTCGTTCGTTAATCCAAAGTCTTCTTTTAAAGTAAACTGAGAAAGTAAGTTAAGATCCTCCTCAGTATAACGAGATACTTGTTGGGTATTAAATATTTCACCTACTATTCTAATATTATCTGCCATTATCTTCTAGTTGCTCTAGTTAATTCATTTATCGTTGTTTGGGCATCTAGCACCTGTTGTCTTAATGATGTAATTTCATCTAGTAATGCTTGTACATCATCTTGACTAATACTAACCCCTAAAAAATCAGCTTCACGTTGTAAAATATATCTATGAGAACCTGCTTCTCCTTCTATTGGTATTTGATAAAAAAGTTGATCATATAATTCAAAAAAGTCATCAACAGTAAAAGAAAGAGTTTCATCTGCTGCTCCTTGAATAAGGAGTTGAGTAAATTCAGTATTAACTACTTTACTAAAAGCATCTTTACCAAATACTGTTTTCTGTACTGGAATTTGTGACATTATCTTACAACTTTAAAAACATAATTATTATCAAACACTACCGTTTCACCGTCAGCCATTACTGATTTTAAAAGTATTTTATAGTAACGTTCTGGTTCTAGTCCATTCATATACACGTCAAAATAATTGCTGTTTGAATCACAACTAATTTTAGTATATGATGTATCGTAATCTACGACAATTTCTTCAGTATCCAAATCTACTATTGACCAGTATGAAGAAGAAGGTAATGCTTTTTGATTAGCAAAACTTAACGTAGTTCTGAATGTTATAGGAGGATAAATATCTCTTACAGCAACTCTAAAACGTTGAACTGAGTCTTGTTGGTATTCACCTTTATTGTTATTTAATGTAGGTACACAATAACTTGATGTAACTACTACTAACGATCCGGTTGAATATGAAGAATCGTTCCATCTAATTTCTAATGATGGAGGATAAATTGTATGGGTTGTATCTGAAAAATACTTTGTTTCAAATTTAGAAGCTGTTGTAAATTCTAAAGATGAAGAGTGTTTTAAAATAAAACCATAGTTAGGAATAGAACCACTATACCATGCTTTTACTGTATTTGACACTTTCATTTCTATATCTTTATCAGATATAAAAGTAAAAGACTGTGTAGCTTCATATGCGGATGAAGTATACCATATTCCCCCACCAATAGTATTATTATAAGATCCTGTTATTCCAGAAGCAAAAGTACCATTAGTCCATATCCCGCTTCCTGATTGTTGGGTGTATTTCCAACTTACTCCATCTGTTGTTTGAGGGACATTTCCTAAACGTCCCGTACCTTGATTCCAATCAGATGCTATAGGATGACAAAAAACCGTATAATTTAATGGAAGAGCAGAAGCATGAGCTAAGTATATCTTAAGATACACATCAAAAGTATCCCCTGCTACCTTATTATTAATAACATCAGTTATTTGATCCGATGGAAATTTAATAACTGGACGAGATACTTCATTAGTACTTTCAATAGATTCAAAAGTACTTAATTCTAATATTTCGTCTATACCTGTATTTAAAGCAGGATAGAAAGAATAAAGAGTTGCGCTCTTTTCTGGGAATATTTTGTAAATGGCCATAGTTAGTAATTACTACGTATAAATATAGTAACTACTAAATTGTTTTACGCCAATAAGTGATAATATTCTTTAAAATGTTTTTGACGGTCAGCTAAGCCAATGGTACCGCCGTTAACACATTTAGTAACAGCTAATACAGATGCATCAGAAGCATCTTTACATTTTGCTAAACAGTTCTTACTGAAGAACCAAGCGGCTGACAATAATGGATATTTAGTAGCAACTAAATCAGGGTTGGCAGGGATATCAACACCAATTGCTTTACCAAAAGCAGTGTAGTTTTGCTTACCTGTTAATTGAATATAACCACGACCACGGAATTTAAATCCTTCACCTGATGCTTCATCACCATTACCCATTCTACCACCATAAACACGATTAGCAATCTTTTCTGGTTTGCGTTGATATGCTTCAGCTAAAGCTTGTGTTGGGAAATATTTTTTAAAAATACCTATTAAACCTTTAGCGCTATAATTTAAATTTTCGTTTACAACACGGAATCCACCTGATTCGTGTCCACATTGAGCTAAGAAATGTGCTAATTCTACTGGTGTATCAATTCCGAATTTCTGCATTACTTCTGGGATTTGAGTAATTACAGTATCTGGTACGTGTCCTTTTAATTTGTTTAAGTCCATTATTTTTTATTTTTAATTGGTTACTACTACTCTACCTTGTATATCAGTGTTAGGGTATCTAACTTCAAATATTGCAGGATCCATCGAAGGATAAATATTACCCTGTCTAGTAGCTCCTGATATATCATATCCGTAAGGAGAATAATTAACTCCTGATGGGTCTTGTTTATTTATAATTCCTAATCTAACTACAGATTGAACTCCTCTAACTTGTAAAAGTTTAGAAGTTATATCTGATAATATAATTGGTTGATTAATTTGCCATTTATCTATATTGAAATGATCTTTTAATACAGTTATACAATTAGTTAATACATCTTTATTACTATATCCACTTAATACTACTATGTCAAAATTAATTCCAATATTAATATAATAAGCGTCTTTAATATTAATAGCATCAGTAACCATTCTATATTGATTTATATAGGTTACTAAATTATTTTTTAAAGAAGCAGCTGGTGTTGTTAATTGTTTATTACTATTATAAGATAGTACATACAAATCAAGTGCTAATGGATTATTTTGAGGAATAACAGCAACTGTTTGTTGAGGATTTTTATATAAATCTTGTGAGATATAAGCTTTAGCTACTGTTCCATAATCAGAAGGCATTGATAATGCTCTTACTATATAATCGTCTTTAGTTACTGCTCTTAATTGAGTTGAATAAGCATATAAAGCATTTTGACGAATTTCTTCAGCTGTATCTCCATTTCGTCCACCAGATGATGGGAAAGGATTACTAGATTGTATACTAGCTAATACAGAAGCTGATAATGGGCCTGAAGGGTTTTTAAAAGTTATATTTGATGCATCTATAGTAGTTAAATCATTTGCAGGAACATTAGATTGTATTCCACCCCCAGTAAGGTATTTTACAGTAAGAGAACCAGAAGGCACTAATCCATATTCTTGTGTAAAGAATACCCCAGCTTCATTATAATTATTTGTTAAATCTGTTATACCAGGTACTAATCCTGCTTGAATACTTCCCGCTGTTGGGACTATTTGTGAATCTGTTTTACTACCAGCTCCATTAGACAAGCCAGCTCCAAATTCAAGTTGTAATGTATTATCTGATAATATTCTAGATACAAAACGACGAGGAGTTCTTTGAAGTTGTAATAAATAAGGAACTTGATCAGTAGTAAAATTAGGATTAGCAATTTTTTGATAAACTGATGATTGTGCTAAGTAAGGTACCTCATACCAAAAATTACTATCACTACTAGTAACATTTAATATTTGTAATATATTTGTATCTACAATATTAGACGTTGCAAATTTTTCAGTACCATTAAAATCTAAACTAACTTCTTTTATTTCAGCTGATATAGCTGGTACTGATTTTTTAAATAAAAAGTAATTATTGTCTACAAAAGTAATTTCGGCACTACTTGTAACTGTAAAATCAACAGTTTGAGTAGTTAAAAATTTAATATTAGTAGAAACAGAAGTTAATACTGTATTAGAAGGAACAAGTAAACCATATGTAGTAAAATCTGGGTATGTTATACCTGCACTAGATGTTGCTGGAATTAGTTGGTAAATATCTACTATAGTATTTGAGGCGTATGATGCTTTAGGGCGATATCCCATAACATAAGACATCGCATATAAATTTTCTTTCTCTTTAGCGTATAATAAGAAATTTTCTTGTACTTGAGTATCTAAGTAAAAAGACATTACATCACCTACGTAAGAAGCCATCTCAATGAACATATTACCAGGTGTGGCTTCAGAGAAATCATTATACGTTGTTGGAAAGTAAGTCTTAGCATACTGTTGTAACGTAGACTTAAAGTCAGTAAACGTTTTATTTAAATATGATATATTTGTATTTTCACTGTTAGCCATTATTAATTAAATTGTAATGTTACTTGGTCTGGTGTTTGAGATATGTTTAAAAAATAGTTTACACTAAGACTTATAGTGTTATAATCTGTATTAGGAGCTATGTCTATACTAGTAACTGTAATTTCAGGTATAAAAACTCTTATACTATCAGATAAACTATTAATCAAAGCATTTAAATTATTTTCTGTAATACCCTCAAATAAAAATCGTCTTAAATTACAACCAAAAGTAGGATTCATTACTCTTTCACCAACATCAGTTAATAATAAATTAACTAAATTTGATTTTATCTGGTCTTTAGTAGTAAAAGTACTATTAAATACACCAGGACCATCAAAAGGAAGAGATACCCCAATAGCAATATTTTTCTGTAAATCTAACGGATTTACTCGTATCGTTTGAGGTATTGGCATGTTATCCTAAATTTCTTAATCCTGATAAGTCCTGTTGAGACATGTTTGCCCCGGCATCTGCTATAAATGCTGCAAATGGATTATCTGATGTTTTATCAACTTTAAGTTGAGACTGAGGAGCATCATAGCCAAACATATTTCCTACTTTGCTTCTTAAAGCAGCTCTAGCTTCAGCATTTCCTGATGGTACATCGCTACTGGTAAAACTAACTGTTTTGCTTTCAGTTAATTCTTGTTTCTTTTGTTCTAATAAAAGAATACCGATTTCTTCACGAACTGCTTCGCGAACCGCTTCCTTAATTAATTGTTTAAATAATTTTGCGTTCATAATTATAAATATTTTATCCTTGTAAGTTTCGTTGATCAATAACTAGTTTTAATTGGTCTACTAGATCTTGAGGGTCTAATGTAAATGAATATTCGCTTTTTAATACTTCTACACCATCACGATCAGTTGCTACGGCATATCTACGTTTATTACCTTTAACTTCAAATGCTTTATTTTCTTCTACTTTAATTTTAAATTTAAATCCTTTATATGAAGGGAAATCATCAACATTAGTATATATAGCCGATGATAATTCATTAAATTGTTGTTCATTTAAATCAGTAGCTGATTTGCTATCTAACAATTGATTAATTTCTTTTAATCTTTCAATTAATTCATTTAGTTTTGCTATTTCATTTTCAAGAGAAATTGTAGCTATAGCTAATATAACACTTAATGCTGATATTAATCTTAATGATTTTTCTATCGTTGTTATAATTCTAGTAATTAAATTAACAGGAATACCTATACCAGGGGGAACCGCGGTTGGAATAGGTAGAGCTGATAATATTCTTACTACTGCATTAAAGATTGTAAGATATAAATTTATTTGGTTGATTGTTTTTTGAAGACTGGTTAATTTATTAATTGTATTATTAATTAAAGTAACAGTATTATTTCTTAAATTAGTAGCAATTACTATTTGTTCTGGTGTGTTAGCTCTAATGATATATTCATTAACTTGATCTACTAATGCTTCAAGTCTAGCTCTTTGAGATATAATAGAAGCAAATTTGTTAGTAAGCTGTAGAGCAATAATTGGCGCTAACGTTTTAGCAGCATTTAAAGCTACTTTTTTAGCTAAAGCTCTTCTTGCTTCTGCTCTTTGTTGTTTAGATAGTTGTTTTCTTCTTTTTCTTCTAGCTTTTCTTCTATTATTAGCTTCTTTTATTTTACGATAAGGATCTAAAATAATATTTTGAATTTCTATTTCTAACTGATTTCTTCTTTCAACTAAAGCTGCTTTTTTCTCTTCATAAGACTTATTCTCAGCAGCTACAGCTTCATCATATTTTTCTTGAGTGATCTGATTATTTTTTTTAAGTATACTTAAACGTTTAAGTTCAGTATTATGATCACTCCCTAACTTAATTTCAGCTAAAATAATTTCCTGAACACGTTGTCTTAATTCTTGTAATTTGCCTATAGAAACAGATAGTAATTTTGCTTTTGCTCCATCTTTTATTTGATCTCCAAAAGTTTTTATAGCAGTTGAAGATGAAATTGTTTTAACTACATCTGGAGATATTACAGGTGATATGTTTACATTATTAGCCATTAAGCCGTATATGATGTTTGTGATAATATAGATTCTAAAGCTTCCTCAGCAGCTTCAACGTCATTCATTAATCCTTGAGCTGCATTTATTATGTCCATAGCTGGTGCTCCTACTGGGCTTCCTACTACTGTCGATAGAGATGCTCCAAAAGTTCCTAATCCTTCTAACAATCTATCTAATAAATTATACAGTTTATCTCCTAATACCATGTGTTCTGTAGGTAATCCATTATTAACAGTTCCTAAAAAAACAGCGTTTGTGTTTAAATGTACTCTTTCCCCAGCATTTAAGTTAATAATGTTTTTAGTATTAATTTCAACATTAGTATTTGCAAATATCATTACCTCATCTTTTTTAGAATTTAAAGTAACTCTATCTGATGTTATAATAACTTGAGGGTTAAAGTAATCAGGAACATTTACAGGCTTAGTAAGAGGATTTAAGGTACCTGTTCTGTTTGTTTGAAGAGGAATTTTTTGATTTGTAGTTAAATAAATAGAAGAAGCATCTTTATTTATCTGCTCAACATAATATTTACTATTAGGATCAAAATTTAATCCATTAACTAATAATGTTATAGGATCAGTTTCATCACCTATTGAACTCCATTCATTTGTAGATTTAACTTTAGCTGTAGTACTAAATCGAAAAGAATTTCCTTGTCTTCCTTGAATTATAGTGTCCCCTTCAAAGGGTAATAATCGTCTTATATTAGGATTACTCTTAAAAGTAATTCCTAAATTAGCAGTATCCGAAGCAGGGATAGAATTTTCTTGTACGTTATTCCATAAATTTATAGTAATATAATATTTTTGGATAGGGGTATTGGTTTTTTTCTTATTACCCTGAGATACAGGAGAGGGAAGATCAATTAGGTAAACTAATTCTCCTATGACTGGAATATATTGTAAATGAGGGAATAAAGGATAAGCTTGAGGTAATGCTATAAGTGTATCTAAACTTTCTTCTATTTCTTTAGAATTATTGTATATTCTATAATATATAATTCCAATACCATCCCATCCACCAGCTTGTTGAAATAATTCTTTTGTTGGTGTGTCTAAAGTAGTTACAGCACCATAAACTTTTCCTATTTGAGGTTTTAGTGAAGGTCCTGCTACTCCAGCAGCGGCAGATAATGCTGTATTATATGAAGATAAATTTGTTTTCAATTTTATCCATTATTTAATTGTACTACAGGTGCCTGATCAAGTAATTTTTGACCTTGTTCTTGTACTGCTTTTTGTTCTTCTAATAAAGCATTAATTTCATCCATATTAATCAGATCCTGTCCTGTATTAGCATTGACAGTTGCCGCACGTTGTGCGATAGCTGCCATTTTAATTAATTGTTCGTTATTCTTTACGTTAACATCAATTAAATCTTTGACAGTAGGCATTAACATTACAGCAGAACCCGCGTTAGATGTGGCCATTGGCTTCATTGTTTCAATGAATTCACCAATTTGTTTATCAATATCTTTATTATTTTTATGTATTTTTTTGAATAAGTCCGATAGGGACATACCATCAAATACCTGTACGTCATCAAAATTTGCCATAAATGCGTTTACCAATAAATATGAATAATTAAATCTTTATATGTCCGTGATTATAATATTCATTATATAACTGAACATAGATAAGTTTAAGCTTTTTAATAATTTTGGTAATTTGTGGTGTAGATACGTCTGTAATTTCGCGTATATAGATGTATAATGCTTTTTTATTGAATATTTCTAATGTTTCGCGTTTGCGGAATAATTCAA